GTCTTTTAATATGCTTGTTCATCATTCAACTCCAAAATAGACTTTTAAATCTTCTGCAAGAAGATGTCCATGCTCCCAGTTTCGAGAAGCATAGTCCATAGTTTGCCGCACAATCAACTCAGCAAATTTCTGGTCTCTAATGTCACTGCAATCTGGATGATATTCACCTGGCATCAGAATTTGATTGTCAGCCAATTTATCAGCCTGTTCAGCCAGTTTACGAATTCGTTCGTTCATCGCTTTCTCCCTAGTGACTGTATATCAGCATCATCAGTAACATACTGCACAGCGCCTTTTGAATAGGCGGGAGCCAGTCGCTTGCTCTTGGCAATGATAGCATCACGCACTTCAGGAGTTTCCTTGGCAAGTTGAGCTGCATCCATAACACTATTTCGGGAAGGAAGAAACTGCTTTGTCGTAACATGAGATGGAAGATTGAGAGCAACCTCAGAACCAGGACGCAGTGCTCGGGTAGATCCGAAAGTCACACTAACACCCCGAAGTTTACTGACATCCAACTTCTTGACGATCTCACCTTTCGGCTTGCTCTTCTTAGACCAACGATGAAGCTTCACACTTTCTCCTTATACTTAGTCAGGAAATGACTCACAACTTTTTCATTAATCATCGTAGGAATATCCATATAAGGATCTTCCAAGAAATACTGACAACCATTTTTCCAATTACTATACTTCAAGAAAGAAGCGTAATCACTCAGATGTTTCTTATTACTTGGGTCAAAAAGCACTCGAGGCTTCTGTTGAAAGACACGTTTACTATATCCCATAAAACTTCCCTCCACTATCACTTTTGCGGCTCAGAATGCCAAACGCCATAGATGCAATGAACGAATTCATGTCCAATAAATTCAGGTTCATACTTGTTCTTTGGGTCAATCATATAAATCGTACACTTATTGTCATTTAATCGAATGACTGAGAATGCAGCAACGTTCTTTGGTTCTACTGTTCCCTGTATATTATTACGTTTACGAATTTCTGCGGTAATTGCTGCGGCATCTTTTACAAGAATAACTTGAACAGGAAACTCAGTGCGAGTAAATGTTTCTTTCTCGAAATAGTAGCCATCTAGACCTTTTTGGCTAGATGGATTATCGCAAGCAACAAGAGTTACCAACAATGTAACTGCAAAAGCAACGCCAACAACAATAAACTTATTCATAATTTAATCCCATAGTCCATCATAATACTTAGCAAACAAGCGACGACCATTATTGATGCGCTCTTGATGCTTCTTCATACCGTCAGAATCAACCTTGAAAGTATGTTTGGGTCCATCAACCAACCGTGTATATGTTGACCCTTCAACTTTCTCAGAGCGCATATCAATCTCACCGCTATAGTAGCTATTTTCCCATTCGTTGTTATCTTGCTCAAATGCCCAAATCATTTCGTCCATAACCCATTCCCAACGTAGGAAATGATTGCCATCAGTATCCCATTCATTTTCTTTCGGTGGTGCCACAGTAGAGCGCAGGTTTTCGGGAACATCAGCGTCATCAGTCCAAGGTGCACCGTGCTTGTTTTCTTTTAGTTGCTTGAGCATAGGAACAACAATCAAAGAAAGAGTGCTGTTCATATTCCAGGTATCATAGTTGTCAAGATGAATCACGATATTGCGCTTACGCTTGCTGTCGACCCACTGGCAAAAACGCAGCAGCAAAGAAGGATTGGTATTTTTACCCAACCATTGGTCAGGTTCCTTGACATAGTCGCCAGAAAGCCAGCGCCCCAATTTATGAACAGTATCGTCTGTGTTCTTGTCTTTCCAAAACAAAATCTTTTCTGCAATTTGGTAAGGACCGATGAAGTCTTTATATGGACCAATTTTTACGCGCATAAAAATACCTCACAATTCTACAACTTATAGAACTATTATACCCCCAGAGAGGTTAAAAGACAAAAGATTTATTCCTCAATAGAATCAATAACTTACGGAGTCTCTAATTGCAAAACATCAAGATTTGCCATTTTGAGCATATTGATGCCAGTTTCATCTCTATAAGAATTGATATAATAGACAGTTTCAATTCCGCTTGCAATTATCATTTTTGCGCAATCTGCGCAAGGTGCGTGAGTGATGAAAATTGAGGAATTTTTAGTTGAGTCACTTGATGCTGCAACCTTTGCGATTGCATTTATTTCAGCATGGATAACTTCTGGTTTAGTTACATAATCATCAGTTTCACAGTCATTATCGAATCCTTTCGGCATTCCATTATAACCATATGATAAGATGCGGTCATCTTTTACAATGACTGCACCTACCTTCAAACGCCTAGCTCGAGAGAGCTCTGAAACTCTCTTAGCAATATCAGCATAAAGCATTACGAATTTTTCTTTCATATTTAAGACCCAGTGGAACCAAACCCACCAGTTCTATTCATAAAAGGTTCTGGACGAGAATTTGTTTCAGAGAATGTGAACGTTTCATTGTTCACAACTTCTGCTTGACAAATTCGTTCATGTAGCTGGATTGTTTGCACAACTTTCGACGTATTAACCATAAGAGCATAAACCTGCTCTTGATAGTCAATATCAATTACACCTTCACTATTTGCGAGAATCAATCCTCGCTTTAATGCCATTCCTGAACGAGCATGAAGGCGAATTGAGTATGCTCGAGGAGCATGGAATAAACTTACTGGAATTTCAATTTTAAAAATTAACCCAGTAGGAACAAGCAACCTTTCCCCAGGATAGATAGTCAACTCGCGCGAATCTTTAGGGAGTAATCTCTTAATTGGTGTATTATTTTCATCATACCCAGAGACCACATCACTAACTGGAGCAAACGTCAAATCAAAACAAGTTGAACCGTTAGTTCCCCAAACTGGAGTGGGAACATCATTTGCCATTTTATAAAATTTCAAAAACATAATATACTCCAATTATTTTTCTAGTATTGCCACAAACATACCATTATGCCACTGAGCCTTGTCGCCATTATAGGCTGCAGGCAATTCCCATTTTTTATGTATTTTTAAATTGCTCTGAGAAATGCCAGCATAAGTTCCATTTTTCACCTTATCCCAATTCCAGTCATCGACTATTAAAATAAATTCATTGCTCAAATTTTCTAAAAAGTCAGTTATTGCTTTACATTGATCAATTTCTTCATGTTCACCGTCGTAAAAATATACATTAATATCTTTAATTTTATTTTTCGATTCAACTTTCATGTCAAAGCTATTTTCGTTAAAAAACTTAAAATTAACAATCTCATTATCTTCACATGTGGCTAAAAATTCTTGTTCGCTTCCACCATAAAATGAATCTAAACTAAAATTATCAATAGCATATGCATTCAACGGATTATTATTATATAAAGCAGAAACAAAAGTTGAGCCTTTATATGTTCCTATTTCCAAATAATTTGTATCTTCTTTGATTAATTCATTTAAAAATATTCTAGTTTTGTTCGAAGACATTCCCTCTAAACTGAGCTGTTTATCTGTAAGTTTAGTTGAACCTGAATCTGCATTTGCTATCGCAAATTCAACCGCATCAATATATTTTTGTATATTTCTCACTTTATTCCTCTCTTTTTTTCTTACCAATGTTGTACTTAGCGACTAATTCCCAATCATTCTTATCCTTGTGTGCAATAATCTTAATTTGGGAAAGAGGAGCTCTTAGTTCTTCAATTCTTTCTGGGGAAATAATCTTAATTAGACCCCATTCTGAGAGAAGGTTAATGATGGTATTGCGACGAGCAACATCATTCTCAACAATGCTTGATGGCTTACCATCCAAAGCAAAAAGTTCTTTGAAGTGTACAATATAATACTTACCCTGCTTATGCAGGATATGGCAAGATTGGTAAAGTACATTTTCTTTTTTAGCGGCTACGCCGATTCGAGTAAGAGTTTCACGAACTTTCAGGAAATCATCTTTCTCGGCTAGAATAATTTCGATTAAATTTTCCACACTCATATTTAATCACCTATAGTTGTTTTAATTCTAATAGAGGTGATCTGTTCTTCAGTTAAAAGTTTGATAGCTTCTCTAGCTTTTCTATCAGAATAACCAAAAAATAACTTAATAGCTTCCAGATCACTTTGCTTTTCAGGCTTAAACCATTTAGCAAATGGTCTTTTTGATGCCCGTATGCTATTTATAAGATAGTCATATTGCGCTCTACTGTGCAACTGGTAGTTTTTATTCATTTCGTTGGCAAACATTACACAATCAACATAATTAGATAGTGCTTTATTTACAACATATGAATTATATTCTTTAATTGAATCATCATCAGTTAGAACATCTTGCTTTGTGTTGAGTATACTTGGGATGATATCCTTAAACAGGTCAACACTCATGATGTAAATTCACAGTCAATCATCATTTCAGTGAGGAATGCTAATAAATTAATTTCCTGATCAGCCACAAATGCAGACTGATACTGATATTTTGCCAGAAGAATTACTGCCATTGGAATAGTATCTTTCTTCAGGTTCTCATACAATCCATCATAGATTTCACGATAGATTAGATTGGCATCATTATCAGAATTTGAGGCAATCCACTTACGGATCTCAGTAAAGTTTTTTTCTTTGAGAAGCCCCATCAATTCCTTGATTCGAGTATTAGTATTGACAGACAAGATACCTGTATCTACCTTACCTGAAACAGAATACCGCTGGAGTTCATTTAGAACTCGACGATAGTCTGGAAAATACTTGCTGACGACTTCAGCAATTACCTTACCTTCATAATCGATCTTCTCAGTCTTAAGAATCTGCTCGATACGCTTGAAGAAGGCAGTTGCCATCTTAGCCTTATCGCCATTCTTTAACTTAAAGTCGATGATTGCACAACGCGAGTGGAGCGGCTGGATGATTCGGTTCTTAAAGTTACAGGTAAAGATAAAAGAACAATTACCCGAGAACTCTTCAATAACTCCACGGAAAGCTGCCTGAGCATTTGGCGTCAGATAGTCAGCCTCATCGATAATAATAACCTTACGACCACCCATCAACGAAACAGATGAGGCAAACCCCTTCACTTTCACACGCAGAGTGTCGATGCCTGACTCATCTGAGCCGTTGATTAGGATATAGTCACAACCAATTTCTTCGCACATGGCTCGAGCGACGGTAGTTTTACCGACACCTGCCGAGCCAGTGAGAATCATATTTGGAATTTCTTTCTTCTTAACGTACTCGAGAAATGGCTTCTTCAGACTATCTGGAAGAACGCATTCATCAATGGTGCCAGGACGATACTTTTCAACCCACAAAATCATATCATTATCATTCATAATATAAAACTCCTCAAATCACTTATTTTCAAATACGGTATCGTAAGTTTCGGCGAACTCAGTATCTTCCGCGATTACCTCCTGTACGTTACGCTTATGATAAGCCTTTGCCAACTTACGAGCCATCTTTGGTGGGATCTCATATTCATCCTTAAGATCCACAAAGATGTCTTTGACTAAGTCTCGTTCAGCAGAGACTCGAGTCCAAGAGTTGCTAATTTCAGTAAACCTATTTTTGATTTCCTGCAGGTCAGTAGGAGTATAGCCACGTGCCATGATTACTTACCGAAGTTCGAAGAGGCTTGTTCAATTGCAATCCAGTAAGTCACATTCTTATTAGTGAACTTGCTGACACCAATCGAAGAAACTTTAACTTCATATGCACCAGGAATGACCTTGAGGTTTTCAATCTTAAGAACTGCCTGGAATGAAATATCCGAGCTGCCATCGACCTTAACGCTAGCGTCGTCGACGATCTCACCCTTAACGTCCATTGCCCAAATATTAATATCCTGACCCTTACCGTCACACTTTACAACAACGTTGGGGCACTTGAGGATAGATGCAGTGCTGAAAATCCAGCTTAGGACTTCTGCCGAAAGATTAAACTTAACATCGTAATCAGGAATATTAATATTCTTATTCGGAGGAGTTAGAATAAGAGTTGCTGGCGTATAGCGGAGACGAACCTTACCAACCGAACGACAGACCAAGAATTCCTTTTCAAATTCAACTTCAGCACCAGCCTTATTCTGAGAAAGAATACCTAGCATCTTATTCAGATCGTAGATACCAAACTCATTAGGGAAAGATTCTTCCACCGTAGCCTCAGCAAGGATAGCCTTGTTAGACGAAATGGTACGAAGAATGCTTCCTGGCTTTACAACAAGCCCTTGATTGATGGAAGCGAAGTTCTTAAGAACCGACAATGTATTATCACTTAGTTTCATTTTATACCTCAAAAATTTAAGTAGAACGATTATTATATACTAAATTGACCAAAGAGTCAACCTTTTCAGTTAGGTCTTCTAGTGTGCTATTGTTAGCAATTTCAGCATCAATATCCGACCCAATCCAAGCCCATTCGCTGAAGTGTACGTTGGGGTATTGTTCTGCCATACCGTAATAGTTGCTCTTTTTATTAACTTTAAGAGCAACATTGTACCATTCAGGCTCATCACCACGCTTCACTCGAATTACAATACCACCTGCTTCCCGAATGGCTTTAATTTCATTCGGGAAACGAACATCAGCAATTACATAATTGTTCCAAGGTGCATTCTCGCACCGACGAAGAACAGTATGAACCCAGAGGTCAGGGTGAAATACGTCACGTCCTGCCTCTGTGCCCATAAGTTGTAGAGCTAGTCTTGGGGAGAATGCTTTACCAAGTTTCTCAGACCAGAACTTATCATCCTGCTCTCTCCATGCTCGCGACTCGGGTGTATCGCCTTCAAGAAGAGCACGATCCCAGCCAAAAATAACTGAGACCGCATCCTTAACACTATTGGCAAAGCTTTCTTTAAAAAAGTCGTGTCCATCTACTAAAAGATCGGCAACGGCTCCCTTGCCTGCCCCAATAAAGCCAACTAGTCCTACAATCAAAGAGCACCCACATAGTTGGCAACAGCTGCCATATCACCAGTGAACGCATAGCTTCCGATGTGGTGAGTCTTCATCCATGGGCACAACCAAATCTTGCCACCCATGTTACGCCACCACTGACAGAACATATAGTCTTCAGAGAGATAACGATCAGATCCCTTACCACCATTTTCAACTGTATCAATTACGGTATCGAAGTATGCATGGATGTAACGCGAACCATCAAAGTTTGCCTGACCAACATGGTCTGGCTTGTATCGAAGATTTGGATATTGCTCTTCAAACTTAGCAAAAACCTCGCGCTTAACCATCATGAAACCAGTACCGATTTCCATAACTTCTAGAGGCTCACCAACATTAAACTGACCAGTACCAACTACAGCATTGAAGACATAATCTCCACAAACCTTTTCGAGTTCTGCTCCAGTGATGTTTGGGTTACGCTTAACAGCTTCAACAACAGAACCCCACTTAATGGTTTTCTTTGGGTATGGTCCACCAATAACTTCCTTATCAATTGCCATCATAGCAATAACATCGCGAGGATCGAAGTGAATATCGCTGTCGATAAACAGGAGGTGGCTGAAGCCAGAACGTAGATACTCATCTACAAGATAATTACGAGCGCGAGTAATTAGGGATTCATTAAAGATAAATGAGAATCTAACTTCAATCCCATACTGAGAACATAGTGCCTGCAAATCAAGACACGACTTAGCATACATGCCATGATTCACACCACCATACATTGGTGTGGCGACAAATAGTTTATTCTTGCGCAATGTTTCAACGGAAATTTCCAGCTTCATTATTATTCACTCCAGGTAAAAAAGTCTTTAATTGTATTAATAATCTTAGTTTGGTCATCGTAAGTTTCGTTGACCATTGTTTCTATATAGCCCATGAGAACTAGCGAACTACAAATATTTGAGATTTTCGTTTCACGGCTGTTCTTAAATTTATCGTCTTGATCGTCTTTTCTGTCCACATGACGCTTCTCTTTCTCATCATGGGACGCCCTCAAAACTAGAACTTTAAAGTTTTCTTCTAGGACATTATCTGCAATATGTTCTAGAAATTTACCGTTGAATAAACGGTCACCTTCAAAAATCACATTGACCTTTTCAGTATTTTGCCGCAAGTCATCAATAAACTTAACTGCATCAGGCTGAACAGCCATGCTTAGACGGTCAGTTCCCTGGAAAACATTACCATCTTTTTCATATTTACCTAGAATATAGGTGCGCAACTTTTCGCTGTATAGCGCATCAAGGAGTTTCTGAGGCTTGCAAACTTTCCAATCGTCAGCCATGGCAATGAGTTTAAAAATTAATGTCGTTTTTCCTGTGGCAGGTTCACCGCCCAATGCAATCACCTTAAGCATAAAAAGCCTCCAAGCCAACTGTTACTGGTTTTTCGTCATCAAACATCCACTCTAATTTAGATATTCTACCTGAATTCAAGTAAGAAGTAAACATTTCTTTATTGATATTTTTAATGCCAGCTAAAGAAGGTTCAAGGGTTTCATTTCTAGATTGCCATAAAACATTCCAGTCAATACCATGCCAGCCATCTTTTTCTGCCTGTTGAATTTCTTCAGACTGTCTATCAAGATAGTATCCCAAATATCTCCCATGATGTTCGCGGAAGATTTTCTTAAATGAGCATAGGCAAGTTTCCATCGTAAAGAAATTAATTTCATCTCTTAATTCAGGAAACCTAATTTTCATCTCTATGAGGATATCTTGTGCAATTCCTTCAAGAATTCCATATTCCTTTGTAGTAAGTTTTGAGTCATATTTTTCATCTTGATCGAGCGCAAAATGTAAGCCATTACGATGTGAACGGGAACCAGAATAATCGTCCAACATAAGAGAAGTAGGCTCAACTCTAATATTAGCAGTGTGGTAAAGATGCTGGAGATAAAACCAAGTGGAATAACGACCAAACTTGTAAAGACCGTTCTTAATAGCTCCCCATAAATTGTCGAATGATTGGTGTTCGTTGTCTCCATAATAACTCTCCAAAGCTTCACGTTGAGATCTATTTCCAATAAATTTTTGATATGATTCGAACATCACGGGAAGATGTCCCTTGTTCCACTTGGTGTCAGTTTGATATCTTAATCGTTTATAGTTTTTTGTGTTCCACTGCGTGATTCTATCCACAGTAGCAAGTTCAAAGTCTGGGAATTCATTCTTCAGAACCCATGTGGTTGGAAGCTGATATGTATTACCATACAACCAGCAAATCCAAATTCTTTCTTCGTCGTTGTGTTCATATCTTTTGTTAAGATAGTTAGTGAGCCATACAGCAGGGTCACAATCTTTATATTGAAGTGACCAAGCATACCAACGAATGAATTGCTCTGTTCTATTATGCATTTTTAGAGTTGGGGTATGGCGACAACACTACAACTTTACACTTCATATTTGGGTGCATTCGTTTCATTGCCTGCTCGAGTTTGTACTTAGAACCATCTGGAACATCGTATCTTCTATACTCATCTAGATTTCTGTGACTCACAATCATTATACCATCCCAGGTATTCAAGCCGCCAGCTTTGTTTAGAATAGCACCGATTCCTGAATTGTAACAAGAACCAGAAGAAATACTGATGACTGCATGATTGGGATATTCCACCTCATATGTTTGCACCATTTTTTTCAGTTCTGAGTCTGTATAAACTTTGAAATTATTTTTTAATATTTCTTTGTTTGTTTCTATAAGTTTTTTTGTTGTATTAATATTTGATGAAATTTCTTTAGGACTCCAAAATTCATCATAAGCATCTTTAAATGCTTCTTTAAATTCTTCTTTATTGATATCTAACTCTGGATGCGTCACAACGAAATCCATAATTGCTTTTTTCAAATCATCAATTGTATTAGGCTTTTTCAGTTTTTCTTGGTGATTCATCAGATATCCAAAATAATTTATGTTTGATTGTTCATCATCAAACTCTGAGCTGTTAAAATAAATTACCGGAATCTTATTCCAACCAGCAGCAACAGCAGCATCAATGGTATGGTTTCCATCAATTATTTCTTTTTTACCATTTGAATATATGATAACGATAACTGGAGAAACATTTACTCTTGCTGATGCTGGATCTGATTTCATTTTTTCCAGAATAGACTCAAGATGAGAATTCTCATGAACTTTCAGTCTAACTTGATTTCTAGAAAGATTACTAATCTCAAAAACTGATTCTTTTTCATGTATCTTATATTTTTGATTTTTGATATTTCGTGCAATTCTCTTCATCAAAGGTTTGTCGACTTTACTCTTAATTTTTTTTATCTTTGGGTCAATTCCTTCTATCCAATTAAGCCCAATTTTTTTAACTTCCTCTATGAGGTTAGAAAAATCTTTAACACAACCTTCACCACCACCAACAGACCTATTGTAGAAAAGATCATTGGTGTTAGCATTTACATGCTTGAGTAAGAAGTTTTCAAGAGTGATTGCTACACTTTGAGAGCCAACATACAAAATAGAGCGGCGAAGTTTTCCCCACTCCCATGCATTTTTGACTTCTTCAAATTCAGAAGAAAAAATATATCCATCATCAATATCTGATGTCTTATGGTAACCAATATACATTTTACCATTTTCAATATTGCGCCAACCATAAGTGATCGCTTCATAATTACTATTCATATTTTCCTCTTTCACACAAGTAAATAATCTAAATTTGCAGTAACATCAGAGGTAACACACCCACCCTTTCCCTTTCTATGCACAGCTGCGTAGATGGTAGGATCAGAGGTGTTATACAGTCCATCAGAAAAGTCGTTACCAGTAATCTTGAACATGCTCAATGAGCAACCGCTTTTCTGCTTTCCTAAAAACTTAAATCCCATAGATTCGTAAAATAACACTGCCTCAGGTTCAGCTGAAACTCTATAGTAAACTGCGCCTTCCTCGCGTGCATTATCGAGCGAGCTTTGCGTTAAAACTCTAGCGACGCCTTTCCTGCGATGTTTAGCGAAAGTATGCAGTAATTGCAAATTGGCTACGCTAGGAACACGTTTAGAGATAGTTGTTATGATTGCTCCCATCAAGTCATTACCTGACCAGCAACCAATACAACTACCCCAGATATTTTGCATATCTGCTTTAGCGGTAAAAGTTTTCGCGAAGGAGTCTGCTTTGTTTTTAGTTATATGCGCAACAAACTCTTCACGAGTTGTTTTACGCAACTGCATGAAATTCCCGATGCTTACTTCCACGCTCTTTAGGATACTTAGTTGCTTCCCAACCAGTGTAAAGGTCATGGTCATATACTAGAGGAGGAAAATTATACCCTGATTTTAAGATAAAGTCAACATCACGCCCACCATTTAATGCGGCGTCGATGAATTGCTCAGCGAATCTAAAGCAGTCTGAAATTTCAACCTTATTGGTAGATGACCTGAAACAACGGAACTCGATGGTTCCTGTATGCTTCATGCAATATGTATTGATAGCATGACGGAATGGACGACCCATTGAAACGCCATCCTTACCTGCTGCGTGAAGTTTAATGAAGTGATCAAAATCAGTAGCCAGATTGATGATATTGTTGCACATGTAATCTGGCATTGGTCGTCCGCCGTCCCACTTCAGATAAGTGCGAGCAGTCTTCGTATCTTTCATGGCATAATGTTCTTTATACTGATAGCATGCCTTGATAGTCTGCTCTTGATTGCGCTGAATGTATGCAATGAGGCTCTTTAGCGCACTAATATCATCTTTAAGACCAGGAACAAATACATGTAGATGTCCATGATTTACGCAAGATGAGGTTGGCTTATTACCGCTAGCTGCGAACAAGTCATGAATCTCCATGATTCTATCAACTTGTTCAACCCAAGTCTTTGTTGGCTTGGTATTAATCTCACCGCCAAAAGGTGGTTCTAATCCAAGAGGATCGCAGGCAACGCCACGATATGGGTCGCGCTCATTGACAATATCAGTTTCTGCATATTCCCATTTTCCTAGATGTTCAGGAATTTGAAAATTACGAGGGATATCACCCCATTCTATCTCATAGCCATAGGTAAACGTATCAGGAGAATATTTCATAATTACACCATTTGTAAATCTTTAGTATCACTTCCGCATGGAACAATATCAGCTTTATACTTTCCACCAGAAGCTCTGTGCATAATATCTGCAGTAGAAGTTATGATGTAGCCATTGTCCAATTCAGTTTTATATAGGGGTCGCTTACCGTTGCGATAATATCTCATCTCCCCACAAGCATGTAGCTCAATAGCAGCAATGCTAGCATTTCTCCAAAGAAACAGAGGGGTCCTATCCACTGTATGCAGTAATAACTCGCTGTCATTTTTAGTTTGTGTATCAATTTCATATAGCTTTTTCCAATTTTCAGGAAGTTCTTGAGAAATTACGCCATTATGTACAATGGCAACATGATTAGTGTATAGCGGCTGGTTGTACTCTAGGTCACTAGTGCTATACCGACAATGACCGATTAACCTAATAGTTTTTTCGCAAAGCTTTTCAAGCTTCTCTAGGTGAGAAAAATTATCTGATGATACTGGTTCTTTAAATGTAAGAAGTTCTTTCTTATTTAAGATTGTCATACCAGTTGCATGTAATCCTCTAATCTTAGACTCTATAAAAACTCTGCGGATTAATTCAAACTGCTCAGCAGTAGGGTTTTCAATATTAGCACCGATTACAGCACACAAAGACGATATCCTTTAAACATTTCTAGTATATCCTTTTGATTTTTTTTGCATCAAAAAAACCTGTCTAAGCCTTTATTATTTTCAAAATAATCTATAAGCCAAGGATGATATTTTTGTAAAAACACTTTGTGTTCTGGGGTTTTATTTAAAAAATTATACCATTCTTTTGCATTATCAAAATTTTGTTTCGGGTCATCATTATCAGAAAAACAATTTTGTGAGATTCCATTCCACAACTTACGTTGCATTGGGTGCTCAGGATTTTTGCGACGAAATTCTACAAACTCAAAGCGATGGTTTTCATATTCATATGAGCCAAGTTCAAGCATCTTCTCACGAAGATAACAAACAAGGCTGATACGCTCACCGTCATCATATGTTTCAATAGGAGTGTTACCATGAATAATCTCATGATTGTTCACAAGTAATAGATCGCCTGGACGAACATTTACCGCAATGCGATACTCTGGGAAAATAAGGTAGCCACCACGATACTTTCCATTATTAGAAAGCACAAGAAGATTACTCAAGCCATCACTAAAGTCACCAGCATCACGATGACATGCAGTACGGAAAGTCTTGTTGACGGTAATGGTTGTGAATACAGTTTCAGGAACTAGGAACCGTTGGTCAATCTTATCTGCTGCGGCTCTTTGATTACCCCAACGTGAAGGCAGAAGTTCTTTGAATCCTCTATCGAGCGTCTGTAAGAAAGGAAATGCCATTTTAAATTTATCAAAATGATTCTTGGTATAGGCAGTAGCGCGACCGTATGGGATGCGAGGATAGCGATCGAACCAACCAGCAATGCCAGAGTTAACTGTATTAGCATAGGTTGTATCAGAAATATATTTGTCTAGAGTATCTCTCGCAGAACTACGAATCTGAGCTTTATCTTTAAGCTTAAGAACGCCTTTCAACCAACCATCAAAGTTAAAATTATTCTTTTCAACTTCAGAAGCTAACCAAACCAGACCACGAGTCGAGGAGTTATCCTTTGTCTTTTGCTTGATCAATTCAATTTCTGTTTTAAGGTCTACTTGAATTACAGTTTCTTGTAGATCTGCTAGCAGCTCTAAAGTTTGAATCTGGTAATCTGTAACCCATTCACGCTGGGCGCACTTTTCGCCTCTTGGTCCAGAAGCCAATCCACGATTCTGTGATGGAGTTGCAGCTTCTCGCAAACCAAGATATGCTTGTTCTTGCTCTTCTTTACTGAAGAAGTTCTTGCGGAACATAAAAGCGATACGATTTTCATCTTTTGTATTCTTAGATTCTTTTGCGAATGGAGAAGAATCTTCTGCATAGTAGCAGTCAGTGTCTGACTCAATGAGTGTATCATAATGAGTCTCATCTACAAATTGTCCAAGTAGATGTTCACAATCAATTTTAGTTCTAGCAACAATTACATTAACCATTACATTCTCCGACTCTCAAGGTAACTATATTATACCTCTTACTTATGCAGAAAGCAAACTCGAAAACGATGTGGGGGGCAAAAAGCCCCCCACAATTACGAAATAAATCGTAAGTAATTGCCACTATTAGGCAGCAATTGCATCGCGATAAAGAGACTTACGAGCGCGAGCAATATGCCGCGACTCAATGCTCTTCATAAACGATTCGCTTGGGGTGCCAAGACGATAGGCGAAAGTCTTCTCACCACGGCTATTGGTCACACGGTTGGTGTAAACAGCAACGCCCTGATTGCGTAGACGATAGACTAGGTCAGCGACATTCTCGACCTTGAAAAGAGTACGAGCCTGACGCGAAGTCACCTGATTTCCGTTAGCAAGATAACGGTACATAGAAAGAACAGCAGACATATTAAAATCCTCAACTACAAACACCGCGCAATTCAACTCTACTGGGGTGCGGCTTACTCAGTAGATACATTATATTATACCCTAGTTGGTGTATAATAGCAAATGTTTTTTAAAATTATTTTCTATTACAGGTGAGTGACGGGATCCTCAACCACCACCGCAACAGGCTCAGGAGTTACAACAACCTCAGGATTGATAGAGGCATCGATTGCCTGATAGAATTCCAAGAAAGAATTCTTGGTATCAGTATCGAAACGATTCAAGCAAAGCTCGATCGCTTTCTTACGATCCTGGAAGATAGAAAACGTCTTAATAATATGGACGAGACGACGAGTTGAAATTAGCTCATTGATAGAGCCATCGACGAATGCCTTACGGATAATTTCAGCCCAGGTGCAAAGATGAGTCGCAAAACCATCATCAAGGCACCCGAGCTGTTCCATGTTCTTCATGACGATTTTCTTTTCAATCGCAGAAGTAGGATATTCTTGTTCCATCGTAATACTGAAACGCTCAAGGAACGCTTCGTTCATAACCTTGGTGCCGACGAAACGACCATCGTCACTACCCTTACCCTTGGTGTTACCAGTGATGAAGATATTGAAACCTTCAGCAGGATGAACCATTTCACCAGTCTTCTTATTAAGATATGGCTTACCTTCAAGGATCGGCATCAAGCAAAGAATCTTGGTATTGTTTAAGTCACCTTCGTCGATAAGAAGAATCGAACCAGTACGCATTGCAAGAATGACTGCACCTTCGCGGTAAACCGTATTGCCATTCACCAGCTCA